TACTCTGTTGTGGAGTGGCGGGAACGCATTAGGTGAGGTATAACACCTTTCCAAAAGAATAAATGTTATGGACAGAGTAACTGCTCAGTCTAGGGCTCATGTGGTGTGAGTAGCTAGACACTTTATTAAAATACATTTAACTTGAACATAGTTTGAGTAGTAAGGACCGGCCACCATCTTCTGACGAAAAAGGCATAAGTGTATTCTAATAAAGTATGCGGGATTAGTTTAATGGTAAAACAGCAGATTTCCAATCTTCGGTCAAGAGTTCGATTCTCTTATCCCGCTCCAAATTTTTGCATCGTTAACTCAGTTGGTAGAGTTCCTGCCTTACACGCAGGCTGTCGGCGGTTCGAGCCCGTCACGATGTACCAGTATTTCGGAGTGTGGCGCAGTCTGGTAGCGCACCTGGTTTGGGACCAGGGGGTCCAAGGTTCGAATCCTTGTACTCCGACCATTTAAGGAAACAATATGCCAATGTATGAAGCAACTGTGAGAACGCCACAAGGTGAAGAAAAGAAAAGAATCTATGCGGATACTCCGCAAGAGGCTAAAAAACTTTTTGAACAACTGTACGGCGGACCACGAGCAGTGCCATATATTCCGCATATAGTAGCAAGTTAATTATCGCGGGGTAGGGGAGTCTAGTCGTCCCCGCCAGTCTCATAAGCTGGAGATCGTAGGTGCGAATCCTGCCCCCGCTACCATTTTTTTAAACGTAAAGGTATATATGGCTATTAAACAACTAAGTCGCGGTACAACAATTGACACTGAAACATGTGTGGAAATGGTTGGAGGCAATCGATTTGATCTAGTATTGATTGCGGCTGTTAGAGCTAGAGAACTAGCACGACAACATCGTCATGCTGAAAACAAAGGGCAGTTAAATGCTCCTGTTGCCGCATTACTCGATATCCAAGAAGGCAGAGTCGGACGAGAATACCTCAAACGAATTCGTTAAATTTATATGAATAATATTCCTGCCCTATGTATTGATGACTTTTATAGTGATCCGGACAGTGTTCGAGCACTTGCACTAAAGCAGGAATATACAACTCCCTTGGAAGGAAACTATCCAGGAAAACGAACAAAGCGTTTAGATGAATTAGATAGGAATTTTTTTAATCAATTTTGTAATAAACTACTTTCAGTATTCTTTGATTTAGATTCCGAATCTATTAGTTACGAGATAGACACAAGTTTTCAATTAATACCGTCTGTTGATTCTAATCCGATGTCACCAAAGAACATGGGTTGGGTTCATTATGATGAAAATGTTATTTTTGCCGGGGTTATTTTCTTAACCCCCAAAATAGATTTAAATTGTGGAACTTCTATTTTTAAATTAGTTGATAAAGAAAAATTAGACCTATCTAATGCTAAACAGGATTTTTATAAAAATGGTATAGATTCCGATTATAATAATCGTATTCAAAGACACAGGGATGCGTATATTGAAACAATTAGATTTAATAATGTCTACAATCGGTTGATTGCATTTGATTCAAGTTCTGCTCACGGTGTAAACAGTTATTATTCAGATTCTGATCCTAGATTAACACAGGTCTTTTTTGTAACAAAAATAGACACTAACACAAAACCCCCTATACTAAGACAAAAGAAATATCTTTAATGCAACGGTGGCAGAGAGGCCCAATGCAACGGATTGCAAATCCGTAAAACCGTCAGTTCAAATCTGACCCGTTGCTCCAATATCAAATTATAAATATTTTTAATGCGGCTGTAGCTCAGTTGGTAGAGTACTTGCTTGCCAAGCAAGACGTCACGAGTTCGAACCTCGTTAGCCGCTCCAAACAATATGGCCTCACCCTCTAGTAACATAGTTCTACGGTGAGATTTTTCTTTTTGCGTTATATAATCTTTCTTTGATTTCGTTGCGGACAATGTAGTCCGTAGAAGCAATTCTTGCCAACCACCCAGATAATAGCCCACGTTGATAGATTAATGTTTCCATTTTCTCACCCTTATAACAGAGTTCAAGCAACTCGTCAAGCTCTATTTGGATCTCTTCAAGGTGGGTTTTTGGCTTCATAATATATATTTATAGGTTGACAAACTGGTAAAACCATGCTATAATATATACATAGCAAGGAGTAATATAATGGAATTTCTAGTTGAAACTCGTAGCGTAAAGAAACGTAAATTCATAGAGGCAATTTTGCCTTCTATGATTAAACAACTTAAATTGGAAAACAGCAAAAAAGTTTTGCTGGTTCGAGTTGCCAATGAGTGTGATGGTCAAGGAATGACCATGCCATTACATGGATTAGATGCCTATGTTGTAGTTGTTAAGCCAGGTTGGTTTGCCGACATGGGTGTAACACTTGCACACGAAATGGTCCATGTACGCCAAATGGCCAAAGGTATTCTTAAAGTTGAAAATGGTGTTAATTACTGGCGTGGAAAGAAATACGGCAAGAAGACTAAGTATTTGGATATGCCTTGGGAACAAGATGCGTTTTCAAAGCAGGAACTTATTTTTAGGAGGGCCGTAGAATAATGGAAATTTCAAGAGCAGAACAAAGTGTTATAAAATATAACCAAGAACAGTACCGCTTGGATCAGGCTCGTTTAGAAAAACAGCGAGAACAAGATTACGCCAAAAAAATTGAAGAACGCAGACTTGACCAGGTCATAGCGGAACGTGTAAGTAGAAACCTTCGTTTAGATTTAGACAAAGGTCGTCACATTGATTTAGAATGTTAGGAGGCATTATGCCATGGATTGAAAATGTAAGTCTAGGAGATATTCCTAGGGGGCGGCATCACAATGCCGGCGAAAATAGTATGCTGATTCAGATTGTGGATCCGCCCGGAGACTTCCCTACCCCTATGCACAAGTTCAAAGAAGTTCATCAATTTCAATTTTTGGATGTTGAAGAAAAGGACGAAGTGCTAGAAGAAGCTATGAAGTGCAGTCACGAGCAGGCTGCAGAACTTGTTCGACTGTTACAACACGCTCTAGCCAATCGAATGAATGTAGTTGTTCATTGTGTAGCAGGTGTTTGTCGTAGTGGGGCGGTCTGCGAAGTTGGTGTTATGATGGGCTTTACTGATTGTGAAGGTTTTCGTAGTCCTAACCTGTTAGTCAAGCATCGCATGATGAAGGTGCTAGGCTGGACCTATGATGAAAACGAGCCTCATACTATTAATGGTGTAACTCTTGAGTCTGGTTTGATCATTCCTAAGAAAGCAATAGATTGGACCAACGACAATGAGAAAGTTTTTACATTGGCGGCAGAACGTCGAGAACGTAGATTAAAAAGAAGATGAAATTTAATGTATAAAGTTTTAAGTAAAAATAATTTAACTTTAAATGCATGTACGACCCTAGATGAAGCACTGTCGTTTGCTAAAACAGTTGGTACCTTTGTAACCATCAAAGGCAGCGACTTTGAAGTATGCGGAATATTTGGAGTCGACGAAGTAAAAGACCCCAACTATAACGGTTGGATTTTAAGAAAGAAAGGAGGGCAAGATGCCTAGTGTATTTTTAGTTAGCGACACGCATTTCGGACATACCGGCGTCTGCCGCTTTACACGCAACGATGGTGTTACAAAGTTACGTCCGTGGGACTCTGCTGAGGAAATGGACGAAGCTATGGTCAAGGCGTGGAACGACAGGGTAAAACCCACTGACAAAGTTTATCATTTAGGTGACGTTGTTATTAACCGTAAGGCATTGAGAATCCTACATCGTTTAAACGGCGACAAGGTATTGATCCGCGGTAATCACGACATCTTCCGTGATGACGAGTATAGGACTTACTTCCGTGAATTACGTGCTTATCACGTTATGAACGGAATGATCTTAAGTCATATTCCGTTACACAGTGACTCAATGGGACGCTTCGGAGTTAACATTCACGGACATACTCACGCAAATCGTGTGAAAAAGGCCCGTGGTGTTGATGCTAAGACCGGAGAAGTTTTATACGGTGATGAGAACGATGTTAGATACCACTGCGTTTGCGTAGAACAAACTCCAGACTTTGCTCCTATACTTTTTGAAGACGTGTTAAAGCGTATTGAAGAAGAAGGTGGTAGTGTGGGTTTTAAGAACGGCAATGGGCCGACAATGTAATATGACTTACATTACTAACAAGTTTAACTCCATCCGACTGCCCGTTGAACCGGGTATGTTAGAATGGTTATTAGAAACTTATCCTAATTCAGGATATCATATTGTAGAGGTAATATAATATGCCAAAGTGTTATCAATTGATTGGAGTGCCTGGGTCCGGCAAATCTACTTGGGTAGATAAGCAGGCCTGGGCTTTCTCTTGTGCAAAAGTTAGTACAGACAAGTGGGTTGAAATCTACGCAAAGGAAGTAGGTCGTACTTACTCGGAGGTGTTTGCAGATTTCATGCCCACTGCTGTGGATCTAATGGCTAAAGAAGTTGTTGTGGCACGAGAAATTGGTCGTGATATCATTTGGGATCAAACTAGTACTACTATTAAAAGTCGTGCTCGCAAGTTTAATATGCTTCCAGACTATGAGCATATTGCAGTAGTGTTTAGGACTCCTGAGCATAAAGAACTTATGCGTCGATTAATGAACCGTCCGGGTAAAGAAATTCCAGATCATGTTATTGCTAGTATGATTGCTAGTTGGGACGAACCTGAATTAGAAGAAGGCTTTAAAGAAATACAATATAT